CTCAGGATGGCGCTCTGCTATTCTACTTAATTGGTCTTTCCAACCACTATCTGTTTTACTATCAAGTTGACCTACACTACCTACTATCATAGGTGCAGCTGGCACTAGACCTACATTCTTATTCTTATTTAAGTATTCTTCCATTTCTGATATGGTCATCAAATCAGTCCAGGTTTCTTCCGTCTTCTTGTCTCTAAATGTATAACTAGGCATTACATATATCCATAAAAATTTGCTTCTTCTCTCTTTCGCCAATCTTTTCTCATTTCTATATATACAGGATCTTTAGCGACTTTATCTCTTGCCATTTTGAATATGTTAGCAGACTTTGCTTTTCTGTTTGTTGCCCAATCTTTATTTTGTGGTATTCTTTCAAACTTATTATTGTATATTCTACCATCACTATGATTAGCATATCGTCTTGCTCTAGTGAAACCCATTTCTAAAAATTTTCTTGTCATATCCATACCTACAAAATCTCTTTGTTCTTTGTAGTGATGATACATACTTAATATTCTTGTAGCAGAAACAAATGCTTCAGATGGTGTTTTAAATCGCCAATGTTTACAAATAATATTTGTATATGGTCTGACTAATAATACACCTTGTTCGCCACGACCTATTCTATATCTACTATCATTAGGTTTAAATTTTAATCTTTTATAATTTAAATCGTAATCAAACTCTATCATTTGGTTTCTCTTTGTTCATTTTATATAACATACCAACAGGTATTATATAACAACATAAAATAAAAAATATAGACATTACCATACATTTACACCTAAGTAAAAAGATATTAATGCTACTGCAATCCAGAATAATATTATTTCTGCTTTCATCACCAACCCATGTAAACTTTAAATATAGACCCAACCATTGCCATCATACCAAGAAACAAACCTGGTAATATAACTACTGGGTGCATACGTTTCATTATGTACTCATTATCTTCGTCTATCTTTTCCCAATACTCTCTTTTATTTTTCATTATTTAACCTCTCTTTCATTCTATACTCCCTAAACTTTAATAAACACCACATAAAGAAAATACTAAATGGCACACCTATAAAAAATAATCCTGCTAAAGTCATGCAACTACCCTAGCGGCATACCAATCTGGCACGTCTCGTTTTGACCATTTAGCAAAATAACTCTTTGCTTCTACATAATAGTTCTTGTAACTTGCAATACTATCACCTGGCACAATGCATTGTGGAAAATGCGACATAGCAGGTGGTGGTTCTCGCCAACCTTCTTGTTTAATATTATTAGGTGGCGTTGCTAGTATTTCATTCAGTTTAGCATTCGTACTATGTATCTTGCCATATCTATGTGTATATTCTTCGCCTAGTTTTATAAACAAATCATACAACCATAAGTATTGTTCTTTTGTTTCTCTACACCATACAGCACTAGGGTGGTGATAGTGTACTGCTTGATATATTATGTCTTGTCTTTTATCTTGCATAGGATATCGCCAAGTTTTTCTACCAGTTTTACTTCTTGCTTCTGTCTTCACACCGTCAAGCATTCTATGTGCTGTAGATAATAACTGAGCATACTCTACAATCATTTTTACAACATGTTTATCTACATGCATTTCAGCACATGTTTTTGTATCTTTATCTAAGTAAAATATATTCATGTTTTTGGTCCCACTTTTTCCATAATCTTTCTTAATTTAGTTACCCAAATATGTCTCATATCTTCTGGTGCTGTATCTACCATCTTTCTTAGATTAGATACTCTATGCCAAAATTTACTATCTGGTTCTTCAACAACTGCATTTGCACCCCATTGATTATGTCTAGGATCAGTTTGTTGTTTTATCTTTTCAATTTCTTCATCACTATAGGTCATATACTCCTCTTATGTTGTATTTAATAACGTTTTTAATTATATCAGTATAGTTATGTTTACTTGCATATCTAGTTAATGTATCAGCAAGTTCTAAGGCGTCAGCGCCATTGTCTCTTGCTTCTCTAAACTCACTATAGGCAAATACTTCATTTAGTATTCTAATATAATCTTTTACACTATCACATCTAGTATCATAAACTTTGACACCCCAACCAATCCATTTGTTTTGGTCCCAAGTGATTGGTAACAACCACTCACTATCTTTATCATAAGTTCTAATACCAAATAGATTATTACCTTCGTTGGCAAATCTACTTTGACCCCAACCTGTTTCAATTGCTGCTTGTGCAATGATTAGTTCTTTTGGTATGTGATATTCAGCAGGTGTAGTTTCATAAACTTTATCAATACATTTGTTTAATGAATATACAAACTGACTTTTAGTTTCTGTATGTACAACAGGTAGAACATTAGGAAAATCCTCTATCTCATGTTCTTGTTCTACATTTGATATTTTGTTAAACTCAGGACAACCGTCATCTGTACATGGTTGTTCTGCTGTTGCTGTGTATATAAACACACTCGCAATAATTAATAATATAATTGAGAATATTCTCATAAGACCTCCTTAGTCAATATTAGTCGTTTCATTATCTACTGTTAATGTTAGTTTCAAACCATTTGCACCAAACACTCTACGCCACTTGTAGAAATCTATGTTGTGGTTACAACTGTTATCTTCTAACATATAATACTGCCATAAATGTACCATTTCATGTCCTAATACTTCTAAAAAAGTATTAAAACTTTTCATCTTATAGTGTAATTCTAAATGACATTCTCTAGGTTTTCTTTTTCTTTTTCTCGTCAATTTTTGTTGGTCTTCAAAAACTACTTGACCAACTGCACCTCTCAAACGTCTGATACTGATACTATCAAACGCTGGTAGTTTTCTTTTAAAGATAATATTATTTAGTATATCAAACCACAACTCAGCATCTGTAAGTGTGGGATAATAAGGTGACTTCTTATTAAAGTTTTCTGATAATCTGTCTATCTTTTTTCTTGCCACTATCTTAAATACTCCATCTTGTAAAGTTGTATTTGACCATGTTCTTCTTTGGCAAGGTCAAGGACCTCGTCAACATTATGTTCATCAATACCACATAATTCAATATTGTCAACATCTGCTAATTGTTTCTTAGCAGTATCAACGTCAATATTGCCTATACAATATTCGTTTATAATCTTATCTGATTGTTTTTCAGCGTTGTCCCACGCCATGTTTTTAACTTTACTCATAATATAACCTTTCGTTTTGTTAATTTATACATATAATCTATCATAATTTGCTGCTAAAGTCAACAGCAAAGTTAAATAAAAAACCTTTATAAATCAACACTTTTCAACTGTAAAGTGTGTCAGGATGTCGCACTAAGCGTTAATTCTCATAAAATTATCGTCCCAATTGAACGCTTCCTTTACAAGATTTGCTGTTAATCCTTTATAATGCTTATTCAGTTCTTTGTCTTTTGTCTGTAGTAATAATGTTGCTTCTTCAGCGGACAATGCTTCTAACATTTGTATAAACATATTCTCTCTTTTTATTTGAGTTAGTTGTGGATTGCCGCCTTCTAAGAAATGAAATACCCTATTGATTTCACTTTTCAACCATACATGGTCTGTTGTGCCAAGTGGTGCTTCATTTATTTTGTATGGTGGTGTACTCTCTGGTACTAACCATTTTAATTTAGGGTCAAATGCTAACTTCATTAGCATTCTCAATTCTTTAGTATCATATTTTTGTAATACTTCTATTTTACCTTTTTTGTCCTTTTTATTATTGACCTTAGTAAGTATCTCGTGGTATGATAACTGATACATAGGTGTTGCCATATTAATCTCCTTATTTAGCTGTGATATCAAAACTAATTGATATTCTTTCATTGTTAGTTTGATTTGGTTCTACAAAATGGTCTACATAAGAAGGCCAAATCATCAATAATCCTTCGTGTATATTTTTATGATATATTTCATTACCATCAAAACGTTCCATCATAAAGTTATTTAGTAGTTGTCCAGGACGTGGATCTCTAAAAACAAGACGACCACTATTTTCTGGTACTCGTACATAATAAGTACCT